CTCAGATTACATTCTATTCTTAGACGAAGACAACTGGTATGAACCAGATCACGTTGCTTCTTTGATTGAAACAATCGAGAAGAAGAACCTAGATTTCTCATATTCACTTCGCAAGATTTACTCACCGGATAAGAAATATCTTTGTGATGATAACTGTGAAAGCCTAGGTAAATGGCCGATCTTCATGTCTCGTAGTTCACCACACGGTCCACAGTTTCTAATCGACACATCATCCTTTTGCTTTACACAAAGATTTATCCAAAAAACTTGTCATAACTGGCACCACGGTTGGGGTGGTGATAGACACTTTCTCTATTCAGTAAAAGATCATGCCAAGTATGATACAAACGGTAAGCATACTCTTTGCTATCGTTTAGATGGTAATCCTAATTCAGTAACAGAACAGTTTTTCATTGAAGGCAATAAAACACAAGAAGCATATTATGGAGGGAGATATCCATGGGTAAGGACCTAATTGTAGGTGTAGTTGATAATTATGACTGGGACAAGATAAAGTATTGGGCAAACTCTATTGAGCAATCTGGTTTTGATGGATATAAGGCTCTAATCGTTTATAATATGGACAAGACAACTGCTGACATTCTAACACAAAAGCAGTTTATGTTGATTGGATGCAGTCAGTATGATGATACGAGAGGATTTGTGTTTGAAGGAAACACTAACATTATGGTTGATCGCTTTCTTCATATTCATCATTTCTTGTCTATGTTAGAAAGACCTATGGATGTGGATCGTGTTATCATCACCGATGTTAGAGATGTTGTGTTTCAAGCAAATCCAACAGCTTGGTTAGATGAATATTTCCTAAATGGTCTAGAACTGATTGTTGGTTCTGAGAATCTAACATACGCTAATGAACCATGGGGTAAAAACAATATCACAAAGGCGTTTGGTGAATACTTCTATGAAAGACTGAAAGATACACCCATTTATTGTGCTGGTGTTATCGGCGGTGAATTGGAGAGTCTAAAAGATTTCTGTTTGAACCTATGGCTCATTTGTCGTGGTTTACCTTCATATGTAGAAGGTGGCGGTGGTCCTGATCAGGCTGCTATGAACATTATGCTAGACATGGAACAGTATATGTATGGCACATTTCTTACAGGTCCATCACATAGATGGGTTCTTCACGCCGGCACATCTTTACCAGCAATCAAAGCAGGATCCGGTGGTATAGGTGAACAATATATAAGAGATCCAAACTTTAAGATTGACTTTTTGGTTGATCTTGATTATGATATTGTCGATGATAAAGTTTGTCTCAACGGAGAGCATATTACTATATTACATCAATGGGATCGTGTCCCTAATTGGAGGGAAGTAATAGTCAAAAAATACGGATAACAATAATGGCAAGACAGTCTAAAAAGATCACAGAAGAATTTCCGTCAGATTTAAAATCTATTGTGTTAAAGTATGATCTTCCTAGATGGGGAACATATAACTCGCCTAAAGACAACGAAAGAAAAGCAGAGTTACCTATTGGCGCATGGTTTTTGAAAAAATATGATCATGATGTGATTGAAATCGGTGAGGTGATGAACTCACACATTGACTGTAAGCATACCATATATGACCTGCGAAATGAAATGCCAGGAACTATTGTTAAAGATGCCAGAGAGATTGATTATACAGGAAAGAATGTTCTAAGTATTAGCACAATTGAGCATATCGGTTCGGATGATGTTGATCTGATCAAAAGAATACAAACGGAATCCAATAACTATCTCATAACATTTCCTGTAGGATTTGCTAGAGATTTTGAACAAAGACTTGTTGAATCTGGCGTTGACTATTTTATCATTGAACGTAGTTCTGATGGAGTCAATGATTGGACCCAGGTAACCAACAAAGACTTCTCACTATATAACTATAATAGTCCATATGCTGCTGGCAATGCTATTGTAGTAATAACAAATTTGAATGTTAAGTTTTCATATGAACACTGAGGAATAAATTATGGCGCTAACTGATGAAGATTTTATGACTATTGAAGAACTGGGTAGCAAGTGGCCTTATGATTGGGTTTCAACAAAAGGACTTGCTCCCTATATCAAGCGATTAGGTGAGAATGTTGTGGGTATCGAAATTGGTACATGTCGTGCCGAGTCTACCGCTTATCTGCTGGAGAAATGTTCAAACATTCAGCGTATCTTTACCGTCGATCCTTATAAGGCATATCAAGATTGGAATGGTGAGATTACACAGGATGATGTTGATAGATTTATGGCTGCAGCCAAGAAGAACCTAGAACCCTATGGTGATAGAGCAAGAATGATTAGAGAAACATCCACAGAGGCAGCAAGTAACTTTACCGATACATTAGTTGACTTTATCTTTGTTGATGGTGATCATTCTTATGATGCTACACTAGCAGACTGTGAAGCATACTATCCATTTCTAAAGCCAGGTGGTTTCTTCTGTGGTCATGATTACAGTTCGATTGATGCTGTTTATCGTGCTGTTAATGACTTTAGAGACAAGCATAAAATCACTTCACCAATCAATCTATCTACCAACTCCACCTTCTTCTGGTACAAGTAATGAAGATCCTAAGATTAGGATTTTCTGATACATTTTCTACGGCCATAAACTTCTTTACCGAAGCACTAGGCCGTAGATTCCAGATTGTCCGTGACGATGTGAATCCAGAATATCTAATCTACGGTGAAGGCGTCTACGGACAAAATCATCTAAGATTTGGACCAGAAGTCACTAAGGTCTTTTATACTGGCGAGAATGTTAGACCACCATGGAATGAATGTCAGTTTGCTATGACATTTGATCATGAGAATAGTTCTCGCCATTATCGTCTACCTCTTTATGCGATTGATATGTGGGGTGCGGTGACAGAAGGATGGACGGATGACTATTACAATATAGTTGGCAATCCTCATGACTATGAAAAAGATTATGATACACGAAAGTTCTGTTCTTTTATCGTATCTAATCCCAATCAACAAATGAGAAACAAGGCTTTTCATTTCATCAATGAGTATAAGCATGTTGCTTCTGGTGGTCCGCATCTAAACAATATAGGATCGGTTCTGCCTAGAGATAAACTCCAATACAAACTACATTTCATGGATGATTATCGTTTTAACATTTGCTTTGAGAATGGTTCATATCCAGGTTATGTGACTGAAAAGTTATTCAATGCCTTACAAGTAAAGACGATGCCGATCTATTGGGGATCACCAACAGTCGAAAGAGATTTCAATACAGGTGCCTTTATCAATGCATCGGATCATGGTGATTTCAACAAACTAGTAGACTACATCAAACATCTGGACTCATCGGCTGGCAAACGAGAGTATCTAGATATTATTAGTCGGCCTGCCTTCAAGAACGATGTTCCTAACTGTTATACCAGTATGAATAATCTCTGCGCCTGGTGGGAAACATTTGTAATGGGTGATAAATGAGATTGTTATTTGTAGTTCATAGGTACTATCCTTATCCAGGTGGTTCAGAGTATTACGTCCAGGACATGGCAGAAGAAATGCTTAGACGTAAGCATGATGTAACTGTTTTAGCACATGAGCATAAAGGTGATCAGAACGGTGTGATTGTTTCTAATGATTATAACACCATTCTAAATCAAAAGTGGGATCTTATCATCGTTCATGGCGGCGATGTTATCTCGCAGAATATTATTCATATCAACGCTGATAAACTTCGATCTCCTGTTCTTTATCTAATCGTCAAGCCTTCTGATAGTGAAGTTTGTGTGAATGGACTAAAGCATCATCGTTTTCTTGGTTACTCTACATCTATGGATATAGAACATCTCAAGAAGCATGATGTATTAGAAAAAGGTCGCCGGGTTCGTCACGGTATCGTCCCTGATTTATATTTCAGAAATATTATGGATAAGACAAAGACCATCTTCGTCTCCGCTGGCGGATTCTGGCCACATAAGGCAATGACACCTCTCGCCGAAGCATTCACTAAGGCAAACATTCCAGATGCCGAACTTCATCTATACGGTTATGGTGAGAAACATTTGATGCCCGCTGAAACTGATAATGTCAAATGCTTCTTTGGTATGGATAAAACAGAAGTATTGCTGGCTATCAATGGATCCGATGCCTACATTATGAACTCGTATGAGGAAGGCTTCGGACTTGTCCTTTTAGAAGCTATGATGAATAAGACTCCGTGGTATGCGAGAGCTATTGCAGGAGCTAAAGATATGTGCTATTATGGTACCACTTACAATGATGAACAGGAACTAATGGAACTTCTTCGCAATCATGAACGGAATGATTGGAAGATTGAAGATGCCTACGATTATGTGATGTCAAATCATACCATTCAGGATACCTGTAATGATATAGAAGACGTTTTGTTGGAGACTTTACGATGAAGGTAGCAGTTATTGGTGCAGGTGGTCATGTTGGCTTTCCATTCTCTTGTGTTATAGCAAATGCAGGACACACAGTTTATGGTATTGATATCAATCAATATGCTGTAGACTTATTGAATAAAGGTATCGTACCTTATGTTGAAGAAGGTGCTGCTGATATTCTAAATGAGAACTTGCGAAAAGAGCGTCTACTATTTACAACAGACTTTGACTTTATCAAAGATGCTGACGTGGTTGCTATTATGATTGGCACGCCAGTTGATGGTGAAGGTAATGCCAGACTAGATGATCTATTTAATTTTGTGGATAATGAACTTATTCCTCGTATGCACACTGGTCAGTTAATTGTTCTAAGGTCTACTGTATCACCAGGAACAACAGAAGTTCTTCGCAAGCATATTTCATATAAGTATGGATGGGCAGAAGGTGGCGATTATCATCTTGTGTTCTGTCCTGAAAGAGTTGTGCAAGGCAAGTCTATGATTGAAACATCTAAACTGCCGCAGTTGATTGGCGCTTTCACTCAACATTCATTTGATGTGGCTAAGAACTTTTTCAGCACATTCATCAAGAATGAAATTTTTTATCTAACGCCAAGAGAAGCCGAAGTCGGTAAACTCATGACGAATATGTATCGTTATGTTACCTTTGCTTTTGCTAACGAGTTTTGGATGATCGGAGAGAAACATGGAATCAACATTGACAAAGTTATTGACGCATGTAACCACGATTATCCTCGTATGTCTGTACCACATCCTGGTCCTAATGTGGGTGGTCCTTGTCTTTTCAAAGATGGTAAGTTTCTTCTTTCTGACATTCCTTTTGGCGATCTTATCAATACTTCGTTCCTTATCAATGAAGGTATGCCAGATTATATCTTCAATCGGATCAGAGAAATCAATCCAAAGGTAGATAAGATTCTTATTCTAGGTGCGACATTCAAGAAAGATTGTGACGATACAAGAAACAGTTTATCATTCAAGATGCGTAAGGTATGTAAGAAGCATGGTGTAGAAGCATATATGGATGATAAGTTTTACATCGACCGTCTAGCAAAGTTTCCAGATGCTATCAAGTTTGATGCTGTTATTGTTATGACACCTCATACAGGAACGGAAGTTGATTGGCCATTAGACCAGTTTAGAAAAGATTGTGTTATTGCTGATATCTGGAAGATGTATCCAGAAAGCAAACTAAGTAAGACAGGCATTTATAAAGTTGGAGATATGCTATGAGAGTTTTGGTTACAGGCAGTGAAGGTTCATTGATGCAGGCGGTCATTCCGCTACTACTGAAAAAAGGTTATGCTGTAACAGGGGTTGATAATCTGTCTCGTTATGGCGAACGTCTAGGTATTGCTGGCTCTGATTATGATTTTGTTAAGTGTGATCTGACCGATCCTATTAGCGTTGATCGACTTGTTGAGACATGGAAACCAGACTATATTATTCAGGCGGCCGCCACGATCTATGGTGTTGGTGGATTCAATAAGTATTGCGGTGAAATGTATAAAGACATTGCTCTACATGATAACGTCCTTCGTGCTGCCGCTAACAATAATGTAAAGAAGGTGATCTATATTTCATCATCTATGGTCTATGAGAACTGTCCACAAGATATTGCATATCCAGTTGGTGAAAATATTATTGAAAAGTATCCTGCACCATTCACCGATTATGGTCTATCTAAGTTTGTTGGTGAACGTGTTTCTAAGGCATATCTCAAGCAGCATGGTCTAAAATATACTATTTGGCGTCCATTTAATATCATTACGCCATATGAAAAGAGTGAAGATGAAGAGGTTGGTATCTCTCATGTCTTTGCAGACTACATTAAGAATATTGTAGTCGAAAAGAAGAAGCCTCTACCTATTCTGGGCGATGGTTATCAGATCCGTTGCTTCACATGGATTGATGAAGTTGCTGCTGCTATTGCTGATTATTCTTTCTCCGAAAAGACTGATAACGAGACTTACAATCTAGGTAATCCTGAACCAATCTCTATGCGAGTCCTTGCCGAGAAGATCAAAGATATTGCTGCCAAAGAGTTTATGCTTCTTGATGATTACTTCTTGCTATATGAAACTATTGGTGATTATACAAACGATGTTCGTGTTCGTATTCCTGATTGTGAGAAGGCTAAGAGAGAACTTGGATGGGAAGCATTAATGAAAGTTGATGACTCTATTCGTATGTGTCTAAAGCATGTTGTGGAGAAGAGCTAATGATTAAACCTGTTATTATTGATATCGGTTCTGGTCCACATCCTAAACCAGATGCTACACATAGAATGGATTTACATCAATGGGCAGGCGTGACACAAGTTCACGACCTGCGTCACATTCCATATCCTTATGAGTCAAACTTGGCCGATAAGGTTTATCTTGGTGATGTGATTGAACATCTTACAAAGTTTGATGCACCTAAAGTTCTCAAAGAGATTAAGCGTATCATGAAACCGGGAGCTACATTAGAAGTTACCTGTCCTGATGTTATGTGGATTATGGAGCGTATTGTTCACAAAGATTGGGACGAGAAGGCAAATGTCTCTTGGCTTCGTATGCATCCTGATCCTTGGGACAATGCTATGGACTATCTGTTCGGTGGTTGGCGTCATCCTGACGAACACAAAATACCAGGCATGGGTCACATCAATGGCTTTCATGAGGAATCACTAACAAAACTACTCTATGAATGTGGATTCACAAGAGTTTATAGAGTAGAAGATGATCGTAATCCGGCGCCCGCCAGATGGGCCGTATTGAAGGTTAATGCTATAAAATGAAAACATTCGTCGTAACAGGTTGTAATGGATATATTGGCAGTCATATGTGCCATGAACTCGGCGCTATGTATAATGACTGTCACATCATTGGTATTGATAAAGTTGAGAAGAAACATCTAAGGCATCTTTATGATACCTTTGAACAAATCGATCTTTCTTTGGATCCAATAGTGCTTTCTAATTTTGATAGAAAGCCAATTGATGCTGTGTTTCACTTTGCTGCTTATTCTTCTGTTGAGGAAGGTGAACAAGATCCATGGAAATACTATTTCAATAATGTGGTAGGTTCCTTGCGTATGATAAAAGAAGCGAAGCAGTATGGTGTAAAAGATTTTATCTTTTCATCTACTGCGGCTGTTTATGGTGAATCCACAAGTCCTTTGTTTGGCCATCTCTTTGAGAACACAACAATTAATCCTAAGTCTGTATATGGCAAATCTAAAGCAATGGTAGAAGAAGTATTGAAGAATGAAAAGGACATGCGTTATTCCATTCTTCGATACTTCAATGTTGCTGGTAGAAATGTAAGAGCAAATCTATACGAGGAACATGATCCAGAGACACATCTAATTCCTTTACTTGCATCCAGTAATACTGCAACTATTTTCGGTAATGATTGGCCAACAAAAGATGGAACTTGTATTAGGGATTATATTGATGTTAGAGATATATGCCGAGCCCATACATTGGCATATCGATATATGGAAAGTCAAGATGAAAACTTGATAATAAATGTTGGAAGTGGTAAAGGTTATTCCGTCAAAGAAGTGGTTGACAAAGCAAACGAAATACTACATAATGGTGAGATGATTGTTCGTGTCACAGGAAAACGTGATGGTGATGTTCCTTATCTGGTCGCAGACACATTGAAGATCGAGACCACACTAGGATTTAAACCACAGTATTTGTTGGAAGACATTTTGGAGTCTATGAAGAATGTATAAAAGAGACAAATGGGAGAAGATCAAAAATCTTATCAATGCTGACATTGCCCATGCTGTCCATTATTCGAGTGACAAACTATTTGAACATAATGTGTCACTCAGATACAAGAACTATATGGAAGCAATAGAAATAGAAGAAAATTGGTATAAAGAATATCTAAGGTATAATGGAGAGGAAGTAGAATGAAAATGACAAAGACGAAACCGGAAAGTGATTTCATTCTTGTAAGACGTGAAAAGCCAGATTTCAATAATCCGGAACATACTATTATGTTTAGTATCGAAAGAAATAATGAAAAAACGGATTTGACAGATTTAGTTTATCTAAAAACTCAAGATAATGGTATAGAGGAATGGGTTCATAAAGATGTTTATCAATTTTACTATGACCTTATGCATAAGTATGATAATATAAAAGAATGTGTCGGGTCCGAAGATCATAAAGACTTTTTGGAAGGAATGTCATAATGAAATACACAGCACCAGTAGAGTCAACAACATTTCTTCTTCGTGACGTTCTAAAGTTTGATAATGAACTAACAGAACCTATTCTTTCCGAAGCAGCAAAACTATGTGAAGAAGTCATTGCGCCTGTTAATCAGGAAGGTGATAGATTAGGTTGCCTTAAGATTTTTCAATCAGCATCCGGACAAGAAACAGTTGATACAGTAGAAGTTCCACGATGTTTCCACGAACCATGGCAAAAGTTTAGAGATGGAGGATGGATTGGTTTATCAGTACCTGAACGATTTGGCGGACAGGGTTTACCGTTTACACTTGCGGTTGCTGCCAACGAGTATGTATCCTCGTCTTGCATGGCTTTTTCTTTGTATCCTGGCATTACTCGTGGAGCTATACAGACCCTATTAGTATCTGGTTCAGAATATCAGAAAGCAGAGTTCATTCCTAAATTAGTGACTGGTGAATGGACAGGAACAATGTGTCTAACAGAACCACATTGCGGCACTGATCTTGGTTTGCTAAAGACTAAAGCAGTAGATAAACATAATGGATCATATGAGATTACTGGCCAGAAGATTTACATTTCTGGTGGTGAACATGATCTAACAAAGAATATTCTGCATCTCGTCCTCGCCCGTGTAGAAGGCGATCCAGAAGGCGTCAAAGGTATTAGTTTGTTTGCTGTGCCAAAGGTTTTGCCTGACTTCTCACGCAACAAAGTCTTTGCTGGTTCTATTGAAGAAAAGATGGGCATTCATGGATCACCAACCTGTGTTATGAACTTTGATGGTGCTACAGGATTCCTTGTAGGTGAAAGATGCCGTGGTCTACAGGGCATGTTTATTATGATGAATGAACTTAGATTAGGCTGTGCTATTCACGGTCTATCACAATCGGAGTTAGCGTTTCAAAATGCTCTACAATATGCCAAAGACAGAATCCAGAGTAAGAGTGCCATCAATCTTAGCGGTCCTAGTGTCGCTATTCTTTCACATCCTGATATTAGGCGTATGCTTATGGATGTTCGCTGCATTAATGAAGCTGCCCGTCTATTAGTATTAGAAGCAGCCATGTTGGCTGATACGGTTAGTTTCCATCCTGATGTTGTGTCGGAAGTAGATGCTATTAAGAATCGAGACGCCGAAGATCGTCTTG